TGAGAATTGCTTGCGGCGCAGGCTCATTCGGCCGCCTGCGCTCTTTTGCTTGAAGTAGTCCGAAAATCCAATTTTGTGATCACGTTTGCATGTTCGGTTAAGCGTATCGTAATCAATGCCTAGAATCCCAGCCTGCTCTTCGCCGGTACAATGCAACGCGCACATGCTGTCAACCTGGCGCCAATCGATAATCGTAGGCTTCGGTCCTGGTTTTGCCCTGGCCTTTGGTTTTGCTTTGGTCTTTGGTTTTGCTTTGGACTTTGGTGTTGGCTTTTTCGTGTTATCCATTTGAAACCTCGTCAAATTGGAGCGGGTGGGTCGGAATCTCGCCGCCCAGATTAGGGTGGAACCCTAACGCCTGATTTTTCACCCGCGTAATTTTGCTTTTCCCTTGTACATACCAGCGCCCATGTCCTCTATCTTTGAAAACGGCAACTCTGGAACAGTTAGCTTAGCCCTACACACCTTGTCAATAAAATAAACATATCGCAATTGGAAACCCGCCAACGGCACCGCGCCATTTTCGCGGGCGATAGCACTGCCAAAGCGGCCATTTTTACTGTGCTGCGGGCTATCTAATGATTTTTTCGCCATGATAGAGCCGTCTGCCATTCTAAGTATCTGCGCATTCTTCTTGATGCCTGTTAGTATAAACCCGCTGGCGCGGTATATCACGCCATCCCCACATTGTGTTGCATCACTAAAGCTGATCACCCATTTTATATGAGGATAGTGTTTTTTTATAAACCGCAACGCCACCCCAATGGCCCTACTTTCGCTGAATTTTGGTAATACATCGGAGAACGCCATTCGGTTGAGTTCAATAAAATCGTTCCAACCCGTTCCCTCTACCAAACCTGATGTTTTTCTTATATCAATACTGCAACCGAATTGCATCGCCCCCTCGAGTTTACCGTCAAGAAACACGCCAAAATGCAAGCGGCTATTATTAACAACCTTCCCGCTATAATGAATTTTCTTAACGATAGCATTTGCCGCGCCGGATTTAATCGGCGTAATGACAATATCCTTAGCACTACGCATCTCTGACGGACAACCATTCTTGACAAATCAACGTTAATGCGTTTCCGTTGGTGTTGTCATTGATGCCAGTATCTACCAGTGGGTTTGTGCGGGCCAGCATCACCGCATCATCAATCAACGCCACCTGCTCATCATGCAGTGTGAATGTCTTTTTCTGGAATGGATCCCGCTCCCCTTCAGGTAGTTCCGGTATGCCACAATTAATATCTAGTAGCCCAGCCATAAAATCATCATCAAAGCCCAACACCTCGATATTAAAATTCTTGGTATTTAACAATTCAATTTCTGCTCGCAAGGAGTCCAAATCCCAACCAGCGTTGAGCGCCAGCTGATTGTCGGCGATGACATACGCTCGTTTTTGCTCGTCGCTCAATCCTGAAAGGGTAATGGTGGGTATTTCATCCATCGCCAGCTTTTTAGCTGCCTGGACCCTACCATGCCCGGCAATTATTGATCCGGCGTCGTCGATCAGCACCGGGTTGGTAAACCCGAACTCATTGATGCTGGCAGCGACCTGGGCAACTTGCGCGGCGCTATGGGTCCGGCTGTTGTTTGCGTATGGGATTAGGTCGCAGATGGGTTTATATACTATCGAGAGCATTCAGAGACCATCGCAATACGCGAAAAATGAATTTAACATAGCACAAAACAGAGACGTTTCATATAATTTGAATGGGCCTATCTCTATAAAGAATGGGTGTTAACGAGCACCTATTCACTGCTTCACTACGGAAACATCGTTGGCTAGGCCAAAGCAGATCGTAGCAGATAATTAGTGCGCCCCTCCACCAATGATATCAAGTCGGCTTTCAGCGGGGCGCGGCTGAACTCCAAATAAGAAAGCTACGACATATAGTCCATGACTCCTTACCAACAAAGCCACAATTAAGTGGCTTCTAGCTGTCGGGTTTAACCGAGTAGCTTAGGCTCCTATCTTCCGCCCCATGTTTTCACGACCATAGCCACGCCAGCGCTGCTACCATGATGATGATTATTGTCGCCTCGATAACGATCAGTTGTTTTGTGCTTTCCCTCATCCTGCATCACTCCCGTTATCCTTTGAATTCTCATACAATCTGCCCTTCTTGATACTTAGTAGACAACCCCCGATAGTCTTCAGGGTCGGCTTTCTTACCGCACTTTTTACAGACCATGCTCGGCACCACGTTGTTGTAAAAATGGTCGTCGTCGTAGCCTGTCCCATCGTGCGTGTTATCGCAGTATTCACAGATGTATTCACAGATGATGTCACGCCTGTGCTGGGATATTATTTTGTTAATCTTCATGGTGCCTCTCCCTGTATGGCTTCTAGGGCTTTTTTAAGCCAGCATCTCGCTTTATTCAGATCTGCAAAAGCGGCTATAACTTTTTCGTTAGCATCTACAAGCACGTAGCGAAATTGTAGCCCTGGTCCTAGATCGTTGATTTTCATTATAAGTGGGCCTCGTTACGCCTTAATTCCTCAGCGTAATCCCTGACATTTTTTGCATTATCAGGTGTCAGCCATATCTCGATTCTCACAAGCCCAGCGGCGAGTTTACGTTCGCGCTCCTGGCGCTTTCTTTCGTTTTGGGCCACTCGCCTCGGCTCTTTTGGCGCTGACATTTGTTTAGACGCGCATTTTCCTGTGATCTTGCAGGAATACGGCGAGTAACAAGACTCGCAATGCACGTCATCAAATTTCAACTCACTATCGAATCCAGCCATTGTCATTGTCATTTTCTCGTTCTTTTCTCTTTCTTTCGGCAGATGTTTTCAATCTTCCCCAAATACCCTAACTTTCAAATCAATCATTCGAGCAATGCTAAACTCGATAGACTCTCTGTTGTCATCTAATTTGCTGGTTTTTGCTCGTTTAATTCCTTGCTTTATCGCAATATCAAGCGCCGCAATTATGTCGCGTCTTTCATTGCAATCGAACTCAAATGTTTTTGGGTTAATCTTGAATCTCATAACGATTCCTAGTTGGGGTAACAAAACAATCATATTCTGTGACAGGTCACAGAGCAAGGGGTGGAGTGAAATATTTTTGCCCCTGGCGCGTTTAGGTTCGTTCCTCAGCTTCGGTTAGCTCGATCAGCAGTTCTATAAAATGTTTCGCTTTCTCCAGGTCCGCGATGCCGTTCTTATCTTTCCAGCGGGTTAGATATTTAATGGCGCTCGACTCGCAAAACCCGAGGCCGTTACGGTGGCAATATTCGACCGGCTGAATCGCAAGTTTTTTGTAATGCTCGCCCGCCACCTGTTTATCTAAAGCCTTCATATTTTCTCCATTATCGTTGTTTGCGTCTAGATGTCGGATAAATTCGGAATATACCCTTATTAGGATATATATTTATTTTTACTAATTTACTAATAATATATACCTTATCCTGATTTCAACTTTATATACTCTTATCTAGTTATCTAGACGCAAAAGTATAATATAAGTAAATAAATCAACAACTTACGGTGCGTCCGGATGTGCGTCCGGATAACCCATTGCGTCTGGATAAACTGGTACAAATTAAAATGGTACATAATTCAAATCGTTTAAAAACTCATCAACCTCTGCTATCCGGACTTCCGGCTGCACATCTGGACGCATCCAAATTCTGTGCTGGCGTCGCGTTTTGTTGCAGGTGATTCGCTTTTCTACTTTCTCGTATCCCATCTCTGATAAGATTTTTGATAGCGTTCTGCCCGTCGGTAATGGTTCGCCCTGCTCCATCGCTGCATAGTCAACCAATGTTGTAATATCAATGATGTTTTCGTTAATAACTGGGCACCGATGGGTTTCGATGGCGTCCTCGACTGCCTCGCGCTCGGGCGAAAGGGCTAGCGCCATCATCTGAGTTTTAGCACCAGTCATCGGCGCGTTGCCCCTGGGCATAAAGTCGGGGCTGATGGTCCTGTTCAATAAATAATGCGCCAACGCGTCGATCCGCCGTTCGCTATCGTCAAACAACCGCTTGAAATATGCGTCAGTGCCACCCCCGGCGCTAAAGGCTGTATTCATTTGGCTCGCTGACTGCAATGCCGAGAATAATACGCAATACCGGCGATCGCCGTCGGCTAGTGGTATGGCGTCCTTATGATTGGTCAGCAAAAGGTAATTTGTGAAGTTGGGCACCGTTCTAGAATCCCGACCTTTTTCTTCAACGCTGATGGTGTCGTTCGTTTGGTACGGTTTCAACTTGTCGAGCACTTCATACTTGTTTGTCCCGCTAATTCTGATTTCCTCGACAACCGCTAATCGGGAGCCATGCGCCCAACCGGTGAACCGTCCGGCGATGGTGGTCGAGTCTAGCTGGCGCATGTTGCGCCCGAGGATGTTCTGCATGACTGTTGAAAAATACGATTTGCCGCATCCTTGTGCGCCCTGCAGTAGTACGCCCCAATTGACGCGCTTGCCTGGTTGCTGCAAAACATACGCCAACCAATCCAGCAATATTTTTTGCTCGTTTGGCTCGGGTAAAAGTATCGCGGTGTGCGCCAGAAACAAATCAATAACCGCCTGGCCGTCGTCGTCCACCGCTGCGCAAGGTTGCGCGATGTCCTCGCGGCATATGTTGATGTAATGGTTGCCGTCAAAGTAAACCTCGGATGATGCGCCCGGCCAGTACATCGTGTCGTTGCATTTCAAAAAGGCCGGGTTAGAACCGACCAGCACCGCCGCCGGGGTGTTTGATAATATGCAGATCGGTTCGCTGGCGAATTTCGTATTGAATGCCTCGCGTTTGATTCCGTAAAACGTCGCGGTGTTGTAATACTCGGCACGCTCGGTCAGGTAGACCCAATCCTCGGCCCACCCAGGCAATGATCCGCCACCGCCGCCCGTTGTTACTGGTGGCTTGACTGATTTCTTGACGTCGGTTCTGGTGATGCCGACGCCCTTCGCCCATGCCTGGTGCAGCTCGGCTGCTAATAATGCCCGATCGCTGTCGGCCAGTGCGTTGGCTGGCATTGCTTTCAGGGTGTCAACCATCGCCCGGTGCGCGTCGCGATCGGCTACGGCTGCGCATTGTGCTATTAACTCATCGAAAGGTGTGGCGCCCGATTCATTCGTCGTTGCGACCGCGCCGATGCCGCCCGATTCTTTTACATGGTAGATAATCGATGCAAAGGTCGTTTTTCTGATGCTGTTGCCGAATGACCGCCACTTGCTGCCCATCACGCCTGGGTCGAACCGTTCCGCGTCGGCCTCGGACCACTTTGCCCAAATCTTTAACCCGTACTTGCTGCCCTGGTATTGATGGTGCAATGCGGCGCCAACCTGGACCCATTCGTTGTATTCGAGCGATGTCGCCGGGTATGCCCGCAGGTAATTTTTGACCTGGTCGTCGGTTATGTCCAGCGGTTGTTCGCTGATTGCGTCGTCGAGGTCATTGTTGGTTTCCGTCGCTGCAATGGTGCCGGGTAACTGGTCCTCAACTTGCAGCGGCCCGCCGCTGACCGCCATGGACCAGGCCGTTGAAATGTCCGGGCAGCTCGGCATGTACATAACCTGGTTCGGTTTGTAGCTGCATGGGTCCAATGGAATCTCGAGCGCGTCGCCGACCGCCCTGGATAGCTGTCGGTATTCGTCCGGTGTGATCTCCCTGGACAAGGGTATAACGATTCTCAGCTTCGGTTTGCCGATGGTGTGGCTGTATGTGGTGTACGCTGCAAACGCGCAATCAAGGCCCATTGTTAGCTGCAGTTCGATTTCGTCCAGGCTCATCCCGGTTTCGTCGGCGTCGAGGGTTAGCAATGACCGCCCGACCATCTGGTCCTCTTTTCGCTCGGTGCCGGTGAAGTGGCCGCCTACAAAGAACTTGCCGCCCTTTCGCTTTCGCTGTTCGTGTTTACATAACAACCCCGATAATTTTTTCCATTCTATTTCTACTGTTTTAGCGGCACCCAGGTCGGTACCAATCGCAATTTTAACCATCATTCTGATTTCCCTGTGCGACTAAATTTAATGCCCGCAGCCATCCACCTGTATCGGCTTCGACTTTCAACGCCTTAGCTGGTGACATCGATCCTTTCTTTACCCATTGGGATACTTGACTGTCGGTTACACCGAGGGCGGTCGCCATCTGGCGTTGACTCCCGTAATGTTTAACCGCTAATTTAATTGCGCTCATCTGTTGCGTTCCTCATTTAATGTGGGGTAAAGTGTACCTCACATAAAAATGAAAGGGAAATACAATGTTAGAAACTGAAATCAAAAAGCTAACCGCCGCAATTGAACGGTTGTCCGAGTTACTGGTCGCGGGTCAGTCTATCACTATCACTGACGATGGTACCCCCGTTGAACCCCAGCACCAATCTCCGGCGAATGAAAAAACCACCGAACTGGCGACCAAAACAAAGACAGTTAGTGTCGATGAGCCGCATCCGTTTAACTACGTTGCAATGCGCGAAGAAGCAAAAGATTTGTGCTTAACCCTGGTGCGCGACAACCGCGATAACAAAAAGCTGATAGGCGCCTACCTGGTAGGCTACGCTGCTAAAACCATCGCCCAACTCGCCGATGAAAACCTCGAGGCGTTTATCGCTAGTATGCGGGAGATTCAAAATGCCAAATAATCACGCCAAACTATCCGCGTCTGGATCCGCTCAATGGATGAACTGCCCCGGATCGATTAAGGCCACCGAGGGTATGATTAGCACCACCAGCGTGTTCGCCGAGGAAGGTAGCGCCGCGCATGAACTTGCCGACATATGCCTCAGCACCAATGCGTCGCCCGCATCCTGGACGGGTAAACCGCTGGTTGAATGGAGCGCCTGGACGGTTACCGAGGAAATGGCCGGGTATGTTCAGGAGTACGTTGATTTTGTGATCGCACTAGGCGGATTTCAATCCTATGAAATCCGCAGCGACTTCAGCGCCTGGGTACCGGACGGCTTCGGAACCAGCGACGCCGTGGTGTACGTCGCCAAAACCAAAACGCTGCACGTTGTCGATTTGAAGTATGGACAGGGTATAAAGGTGTACGCGGAAAATAACACCCAGGGTATTTTGTATGCGCTGGGTGTGTTCGATGCGATGTCGTTGTCCCATGAAATCGAGCGCGTTGTAATAACGATTGTACAACCGCGCATGGACCACATTGACGAGTGGTCGATTGATGTCGATGCGCTAATGAAATGGGGTGAGGTGATTAGCCAGGCAGCTGAACTAGCATTGTCTGATGATGCACCTCGAATCCCCGGCGAGAAACAATGCCAATGGTGCGACGCAAAACCTACTTGCCCAGCACTATTGAAAATGACCGAAGCAACGATGATGGCCGAATTTGACGACCTCGATGTTGTGCCGGTCGAATCGCTTACCGATGAGCAGATGGCGCTGGCGTTAACCAATAAGAAGTTAATTCTATCGTGGCTCGATGCGATTGCGGCGACGGTCAAAGATCGGCTGCTGTCGGGTCAGGATTTCCCCGGTTATAAAATGGTTGCTGGCAACCAGTCGCGGTCCTGGTCGGTTGATGATGGTGTCGTTTATACTACGCTGGTTGATGACTTTGGCGTCGAGAGTGACGATAAAATATACATTGCTAAAATTATCAGCCCAGCCCAGGCCGAGAAACTGGTGGGCAAAAAACGCGCCGCCGAACTTGCAACAATGATCCAATCCAAGGATGGCGCACCGACACTGGTGGTTGATTCGGATAAGCGCCCGGCGGTGAATGTTTCAGTTGACGACTTCGAAGATTTAACTTAGTATTAACCCCGTCGCGCTTTGCGGCGTTAAATTGAACTTAAAACAGGAAATAGAACTAATGGCTAAAATCTCCCTAAAAAATGTAAGACTCTCCTTTCCTTCACTGTTTCAAAAGGCGACTTTTGAAGGTCAGGAAACGAAATACGAGGCAACGCTACTGCTCGATAAAGATCAGCATGCTGATGTTATCAAAGCAATCCAGTCCGAAATGAAAATCGGCATAAAGGAAAAACTTGACGGCGCAAAACTTGGTGCCGATAAGCTGTGCCTTAAAGACGGTGTCGATAGTGAGTATGATGGCTATGAAAACGCCTGGTCACTAAAAGCCTCGAACGCAAAGCGCCCGCTGGTGATCGATCGAGACAAGTCACCGTTAACTGACGACGACAATCGCATTTATTCGGGGTGCTACGTTAACGCCAGCGTCGAACTTTGGTATCAAAAGAATGCATATGGTAAGCGCGTGAACGCTAACCTGCTCGGTGTTCAATTCTTTAAAGATGGCGATGCGTTTGGCGAGGGTGGTTCAACCGCCAGCGGCGACGACTTCGACGCCTTTGATGATGCAGACACCGACGATGATATCTTTGGCTAAACCGGGCGCTCCCCTTTGGCCCACTTCGGTGGGCCTTTTTTCTATCCGATAAGGCTACCCCTTATGATCGTGATTGATGTCGAAATTTATAAAAACTACTTTCTGCTATCCGCCAAGCATCTAATGACCGACAAATATAAACGCTTTGAATTCTACGATGGGCACCCGCCCGACCTGGCCGGTATTGCTAAACTAATGAAGCACAACACGACCGTCAGTTTTAACGGCTTGAACTTTGATCTGATTCTGATAGCGGCTCTGCTCGATGGTGCTACTGTGGCGTCGCTGAAGATTCTATGTGATCGCATTATCAAAGGGCGATCCCCTGGTTGGGTAGTTGCGAAGGATGCGGGTATCAGTCTAAATCGCGGTTGGGACCACATCGACCTATTTGAAGTCGCGCCGGGTCGCGTCAGTTTAAAAATCTACGGCGCCCGTCTCGGTTCGCCTAACATTCAAGATTTACCCATTGAGCCTGATGCGTTGCTTGATTGGCTAGACCGCAACGTGGTGATGAATTACTGCGATAACGACTTGGATGAAACCGAACGGTTGTATAATAATTTGGTTCCTCAAATTGCGCTGCGCGAGGATATGTCGGCGCGATACGGTATCGATTTGCGTAGCAAATCCGATGCCCAAATAGCCGAGGCAATCATAACCAGTGAACTCGCGGCGCGAACTGGCCGCCAGGTCAAACGGCCCAATACTGACCGCGAGGTTTTCCAATATCAAAACCCTGGCATCGTTGCGTTTTCTAGACCGTCGCTGCAAGCAATATTCGAGCGCATACTAACCACTGAATTTACCCTCGGCGGTAATGGTGCCGTCAAGATTCCAGATTGGCTGAAACAAACTAAAATAGTTATAGGCGCCGGTTCTTACCAGATGGGTATCGGTGGCCTGCATTCATGCGAAAAGGCACAGTACCTGGTTGCTGGTGATCTGGTGTTGTGCGAGCTAGACGTTGCCAGCTATTACCCCAATATCATACTGCAGCAGCAACTGGCGCCTACCTCGATGGGTAAACCTTTTCTTGATGTATATCAGTCGATTGTTGATCGGCGGATGCTCGCCAAGCACCAGGGTGATGAAGTGACGGCGTACACTCTGAAAATCGCAGTTAACGGATCCTTCGGTAAACTGGGTAGTAAATACTCTAAACTCTATGCGCCTGAATTGCTCATCCAAACCACTATAACCGGGCAGTTGTGTCTGTTGATGTTAATCGAACGCCTAGAGGCCAGTGGCGTTGCTATCCGCTCGGCAAACACTGACGGCATTATATGCCACTTCGCGCCCGCCCTGGAGCGTACCGTTGACGAGGTGGCGTTTGATTGGATGCTGGATACCAGTTTCGATCTCGAGCGCACCGATTATGCGGCGCTGGCGAGTCGCGATGTGAATAATTATGTTGCGGTTAAACCTGACGGTTCCGCAAAAGGTAAAGGTGTTTTTGCTAAAACCGGCATCGCCAAAAACCCTGATATGGCGATCATTCCCCATGCGGTTGCCGAGTATGTTGCTCGCGGTACGCCGATCGAGGATACCATCGCCGGTTGTGCTGATCCGCTGATGTTCGTCACCGTTCGCCGGGTCACTGGCGGCGCGGTTTGTGGGACGGTAAAACTAGGTAAAGCGGTGCGATTTTACTGGGTGAACAATACTGTACTAGATAGTATCCGCTACGCCACCAACGGTAATCTAGTCCCCAAATCGACCGGAGGCATACCGCTGATACGCCTATCCGGTTTTAAACGGGCATGGGTTGATGACGCCCGGTACATTGCCGAGGCGAATAAATTACTACGCGAGGTGGGTGTATGACTATTTTAGAACGCGATATTGAGCGGGCATTGGTTGCCAGGGTTGAATCGCTTGGTGGTGTCGCTGAGAAATTTACCAGCCCGGCGAAACGCTCGGTGCCCGATCGCCTGGTAACTTTGCCCGGTGGCGTGATTATCTTTGTTGAACTCAAAGCGCCAGGCAAAAAGCCAACACGCAAACAACACGCCGACCACCATCGCCGCCGGGCACTAGGTTGCGATGTGCGGGTGATCGATAGCCTGGAGGATGCCAATGCTTTTACGCGATGATATGCACGCATATCAAAACCGGGCGGTGCAATACATAAAAGATAAACGCCGCTGTGCATTGTTTTTGGGTTTGGGCATGGGTAAAACTTGCACAGCTTTAACCGCTGCCGTTGATTTGCTGGACTCTTTCCAGGCTAACCGAGTACTGGTGATTGCGCCGTTGCGCGTCGCCGCATCGGTTTGGCATAACGAGGTTGCTAGTTGGGACCACTTACGCCATCTAAAGGTTGGTAGCGTCCTGGGAACCGAGCGTAATCGGTTAGCTGTCCTGCAGCGCGGCGGTTACGATGTTTATACAATCAACCGAGAGAATGTGCCTTGGCTGGTCAAGCACTACGGTAAAAAATGGCCGTTTGATTTTGTCGTAATCGATGAATCTAGCAGTTTCAAAACGCCCGGCACCAAACGGTTTAGGGCGATTAAAAGCATCGCGCCGCTGATCAACTATTTGGTGTTGTTGACCGGTACGCCGGCACCAAACGGTTTGATGGATATATGGTCGCAGATGTATCTGATTGACTTCGGCGCCGCTCTGGGCCGAACCATTGGCAACTACAAGCAACGATTCTTTGAGCGCGAGGGCTATGGTGGCTATTCGTTCAAACTTCGCGATGGTGCTGATAAAACAATCCACGCTCTGATTGAGCCGATGGCTATCTCAATGGCTGCGGCCGACTATCTAGAATTGCCCGAGCGCATCAATATCAATTATTCAGTTGCGCTGCCAGCAATGGTCCAGGTCGAATATGAAAAATTCGAGCGCGAACTGTTGGTTGAATTCGCCGATGGTGCTGATGTCGAGGCGGCTAATGCTGCGGTACTGGCGAATAAGCTACTGCAATGGTGCAATGGCGCAATCTATACCGATGAATTCAAAAACTACCGCGAGCTGCATACCGCCAAGCTGGACGCCCTGGTTGATGTTGTGGAGGACAATACTGGCGAGAATATGTTGGTCGCGTATTCCTACAAATCGGACCTTGAGCGCCTGCAGGCCCGGTTTCCCGATGCGGTGGTGCTGGACAAGGACCCGGAAACGATCGACCGCTGGAATCGCGGCGAGATTTCTATGTTGTTGGCCCACCCACAAAGCGCCGGGCATGGGTTAAACCTGCAGCATGGTGGCTCGCTGATTGTTTGGTTCGGGTTGTGTTGGTCCCTGGAATACTACCAGCAGTTTAATGCCCGGCTGCATCGCCAGGGCCAAACTTGCGCTGTGCGGATCCTGCATATCGTCGCTGCTGGTTGCCTGGATGAACGCGTGCTGTCGGTCCTGGCGAATAAGGATGCGACCCAGCGTGAATTGTTGCTTGCTTTGAAGGCGAAATAAAACCCAAAATTACCGGAAACATTGTATTATGTTTCCGGTAAGGTATATAATAGAGGACATAAACAGGCAAACAATGGCGCACAAAATGGAAAACATACTTAGATCGAAAACCGGAATGTACCACATAGGCTTGAACAGCTCTTCCATCTGCAACGGTAGAAGCGGCAAGTTCAGAGTCGTTAGCGTAGAAATTGCAAAGCAATCCAGCGGGACTTCATTTTGTAAAAAATGCTTTCCATGTGGGCTTGAATACAGCATCGAAAAAGGCGAGATAAAAAAAGACAAAATAGCTGTTTTCATAAGTGGTGCGCCGTAATGGGTTCAGAAATTGAGCAAAAGTTAGTTGTTAGTTTTGGCGGCGGCACAAATTCAGTGGCCGGATTGTTGGCGCTTGAGGATCGTGGCTATATGCCGGATTTAATCTTGTTTGCAGACACTGGCGGCGAGAAGCCCGAAACATACGAAACGGTTAAAACAATGAACGATTGGCTTAGGGCTAGAAACTGGCCGCAAGTTACGACAGTAAAAAAGGTTGATAAGCATGGTGACGTAATGACCTTGGAGGAAAATTGTTTAGATAAAAAAATGCTCCCCTCAATTGCTTACGGATTTAAGGCCTGCAGCCAGAAATTTAAAATCGCCCCTCAAGACAAATTTGTTAATAACTGGCACGTAGCAAAAGAAGAATGGAAGGCTGGGCGACAGTTGCGGAAAGTTGTGTTTTTTGATGCGGACGAGCCTCGGCGAGCGGCGAAGGATTACTCAGACCACAAATACGATTACTGGTATCCACTAATTGAGTGGGGTATGGGCCGGGACGATTGCATTGACCTGATTAAGTCAAAAGGCTTGCCGCTGCCGGGAAAGTCTGCCTGTTTCTTTTGCCCGAATTCAAAAATAGGGGAGATTCGCGCACTTAACGCAAGTCACCCAGATCTAATGGCGCGAGCCGTAGCAATGGAAGAAAACGCAGAATTGACCAGCATCAAAGGATTGGGGCGCGGCCATTTTGCTTGGAAGAACGTGATAGCAACGGATGATATGTTTAATTATCCAGAGGCTGATATGCCTTGTGAGTGCATGTTGTGAGCTTTTGGGAGCCTATAGAAAAATATGACGCGATGGTCGTAAAGCCAAGCCATTGCGTTTTTTGGGCTGGGGGTTTGACTGTTTTAAAAATAGCTAACGGGAAGCAGGCGACACACTTTAGAAACGTAGGGCGACCAAATCAATACCAATAAGAGGCAGGCAGCATGAAATCACGCACGTGGAGTATGATTTCAACGGTTTTCTTTTTGCTATCCACAGGGGTGCTGGTGGTTCATGTAGGGCCGTGGGGCGCGTTTGGAGTCTGGTTGATGTGCGTATCATTCGCCGCCAGTTACGAATCGGTTGGAAGGCGCAGAGATGATCAGGCAACCATGCCCGAGGATAAATGGAGTAATGTATGAAACACGGTAAGGATTACGTCAAAAAGCACCGCGGCCTGGCTGCCAAGAGCGGCCTAAAACGGGTTGAGGCGACCATCCACTCTAGTCGGGTATCTGATTTCCGCGCCATGGTTGCTGAAATGCGCCAGCCTGTTGTTGCGGACCCGGTCGCCGAGGCAAATAGCAATGAGTGAGAGTCATGTTCTGCTGTTGTTCTTTTCGGGTATGTTTATCGGCGTCGCGTTTGGTGTGATGCTCGCTATAGCATACTATGAAAAACGATAAACCGGATCCTGGGCAATGACTGACCTTAGCCCTGTTGCGTATGGCAGATGCGTTTGCCTGGTCAACAACATAGAAAAGCCATCCTTGCCGCAGACCCAAGCGGTTCTGGCGAAACGTCTAACCAGGTAGGCGCGTAATCTGCACCCTGGACCTACTAAATAAAAGGAGAAATAAAATGGCTAGTATAAAACAAATCTATAAACGCGCCGTTACGCTATTGCAGGAGGCCGATTGCCCTTGCCATGATGGGATTAACAAGCGCTGTATTGATGGGCAGTTGCATAAACTCACCATGCAAGGCTTCGTGTCGCTGGATCGGGATTGCAAGTGGTGCAATGATACAAACGAACTAATAGAATGGGTGAATAATGAAAATTAAAATGGCAAACGGACTTTATCTGGCAACATTCAAGCACCGTAGCGGCGCTGTATGCCTCGGCTACAGCCCAAAACTCAGCGAGGCGTTATCCTTTTGTGCTGAACTCGTACAAGCCCGCGACGCGGCCCAGGGTGCGTCAGAATGAACATCATTGATCGATACTATGCACGTGCTAGTGAGCGCACCAAAACGATCGCCGCAGGTGTCGCTTTGGTGCTGGTGTTCTTATTGTTGGGAGTAGTCTGGTGAAAGGAATGCGTAGGTTTGGGACCACCGAATACAGGAAAAACGAAACGGCTCGCATTGACGCCGAGGTCGATGCATATCTAAAATCAGGCAAAACAATAACCCTGGTACCGTCGGGTGTTAGCGGCCAGGAGCCGATCGGTTTAACTGAACATCAACGGCGATCGGCTAATACTCTCAAATAACCCGGATCGGTCCCTGCGAGATTACCAGCGTCATTATCTCGGTGTCGCTGGTGATCCGTTCCAACTCGCCTAGTGCGTTTCTCGAATTCGTGACGCCGTCTAGGTTAGCAAACAAACCTTGCCCTGGCGCAATGCAACCCTCGAGTTGCTTTGCCCAGTTCGCTGCATGAATTAAAATATGCGCCCGCCCTGGTACATTCTCAACCTCCCATGTGCCCGGTCCAAATCGCGGCGATGTGACTTTCCGCATTGTATAGCCGCCTGGTGGGATACAGCTAATGTTTGGCGCGTTGTCCAACCAGGGGCGCTCGACGGTGTACCAATGCCTGCCGCCCAATTCCATAAGGCCAATGGTCCGGTCGGGATAGTGCGCGAACCGCGTTAGTTGCAGTTGCATTACTTGTCCTTTGCAATTTTGGTGATCTTCTCGGCGCCACGCATAACGAAATAGAAACCGAAGGCCGTCATCATCAATGTCTCGAGTAGCGATATGTATGCTGGCTTAACGTCAAACGCCAGCATGCCGATGCTGTCGGTAATTGCGATGATCGTATAAAAGCCCATCAAAAACACCAGCGTTAGCGGCCTGATATTTTTACTCATCCAACTGTCCGATTTCATATCTGTTTCGTGTCGGTCGCTGCGCTCGGATTCTTGCGCCGCAGCAGCATCAAGATGCGCTTTGGTCAGGTCATTCATAGCCTGGGTAATTCTACCCTGGTGCCCTAGTCGCTCATCATCTGATGTGAATAAAACCCCAAGACTACCCATGATCTCGGCTGTGGCTTTGCCCGCTGCGGCAACTAATGTGTCCTTAATCCCCACTTGGAACGCCTATCAACGCCCATGCGTCGTTGGTGACGTTATACCCTGCTAAACCGAATAGACCGAGCAGAATTATAATGACCGGGATCATAACCCATCTGAAATTGGGCGAATCTATAAACGTTGATGATACCGTACCGCCATTTGAAGCGGTTTTCATGGAAAGGGTAAGGTTTTTATCGGTGGCATCTATCCGCTCAAAAAGAGTATGGGTGTGATTGCGGAGCGTTTCTGTTAACTGATTGTTACCAGCTAACCTCTCGGCGGTATCGTCCACCTTTTCCATCATTCTATCTAACGTGTGTTTTTGACCTTTGAACTTCTCATCGCTTCGCGCCATGTGAACGCTTTGCATTTCCTGCAAGCCAGTTAGCCGGTCGAGGATTGCAGCCGTGCTGCTATCCATTGTTGTCTGCAACCGGACGATGTGTTCCTCATTCTTGCCAAGATTGCTGCTTGCGATTGCGAGCAGGCTTGCCAACTCAGTTGTGACCCCTTCCAGTTGTGAAACCTTTGTATGTAGATCATCAATCATTGCTTATCCTTTCCGGGCAACTACGTTATCAAATATTATTCTAATCTTTCGGCGCCCCATAGTAAAACCGTAGTCGTTGTATAGAAAAACAAGAAACTGGTTATAGTTGCTATCTGACGGCGCATAGGTCAATTGCCTGGCGTATGCTGATGCCTCGTTTTTCAACCTGAATGACTGATTGTCCCTGTTCTTCCAATAGTAGAATGGAAACGCCCGCCAGAATTGCTCAACGTGTTCTAGTTCGTGATAATGTAAACCAACATCATCGCGATACTGCTCCTTGATTAAGATCACAGGTATACCGTAGATTTTTATCTGTCCGGCCAGGCGTAATGTCTTGACGTAGAATACTGGAACCGGCAACCAATCAAATGCGAAAATAAACCTCACAGAAGCTCTGCCGCGCTTGCGTACAGTTCGCCCTTGTATTGATTCACTTGCTCAATTCTCCAATAGTCAATTCTCCTGTTTCACCCAGCTTGGTGCCTTTTAATTTGTAGCTGGCATCACCTAATACTTTCTTACCAATGACCTTATCTCGTATAGGCCCAGCTACCGCGTCAAACACCGCCCTATCTATGCCTTTTTCGGCTTCATGTTCCCATGTCATTGTTGCCATCTGGTTATGAAAGCCTTTTCGTCTATGGTCTGGATGCACAATGATATTATGTACCTTGGCAACGCGCTCATTCGCTCCAACAAAATCAGGATCGTCAATGGATACTTCGGGGCCACTTGGATCAAGAATGGAGTAGAGTATAATCCCGACTGGAACCTCGGCATCCTCCGCTACAAGACAAGTTTCATCCTCTCTTGCTATCCAGCGTTGAATCCAGCTACTCACTTTATCAACAGTAATTACTCCTGAATGAGAAGTTATCGGCCAGTCGGCATAGCACTCTAATACAAATTGATAATCGGCCATCACAGGCTTTCTTAATAACATTATTTTCCTCCTCCCGTTACAGGCAATCCGCCTGCTGTAGATGGGTCTATAGCAATCCATGATAATAATTGAGTCACTTTCTTACCTGAAGGCATTGTGAATGTGACAGTGGCTAACGGGAATTTTGAGGCGTTTGCGGTTGTCGCATATGCTGTTGAGTAACCAGCGTCCGCTGTGCTGCTGACTGCTGTTACAGATATATTGCCTGTGCTAGTTGTCATCGTTCCGCGTAGAGTTCTAGACGCTACCAACGTACCATCGGCGTTGCTCAGTTCAGCGACCAGATCAAATGTAGGATTGCCTGATTGCCATACGCCGCTGCCGTTGGCGTTCCAAACTTTCCCCCCTGGGCTGCCTTGTGCCGTGTGTCCATGCGCCCCAATGTCACCAGAAAATGCAGATGTAATCTGTACGAATTCCACCTCATAGGTGCCAGCAAAACCGCTCCAGTTATACATACTAAATGAGGCATATTTAGTTCCCGCTGTAGGTGTGTAGGCGTAGGTATTTTCTACGGTCGATGTGCCCGGCATTGGGCCATTACTAACCAAGTCTACAACTCCTGTTCGAGTAGCAGATACTGAGGAGCCGTCCGCAGTGCCCACATGGGTCTTACCATTTGGCAACGCAGAGTTTAGTTCTTCAAACCGTAGATACAAACCATCAGCGTCTGCTGCCGATGACTTATGCCGTATTGTTACGCTATACACCTGAGCATCATCAATCGGGATTGCTGGGAATCCATAGGCCACTGTGCTATCTGGCGTTCCAAGAATTTGGATGCCTATACCGCCAAACTGCACTTGTGATCTACTGGTAATGCCTTCGGTAGATTTAATCCCAGCAGGCTTACCTTCGGAATCTACAATCGAGAAATTCCAGTTGGGCAGAAGATTTTGACTCAATGATTCTATAACATCGCCGAGTGCTGTAGGTATGGTCGCGATGCTGCTCTTGCGCCCTATCGTTATCCAATCAATCAGAAAGTCATCACTCGCTGATGCCCCTAAATCGAGCCTGATTTGTAGGATTGTATTATCAATCCAATCAGTACCGCCAACAGTAAGCGCCGACATATCCCACTCTACGACGATCCATTGCCCAGTGACCGTTGTGTCGGTATGGGCCTTATAATACGAGCCTGTTTCACCGTGTCCTGCTGTTGAGTAGTACAGTGAACCATCCCATGCGCTTCCAGCGACACGCTGTACTCTGGCTCGAACAATGAAATTGTCCGCGCCTACCACCGTTAATCCAGATGGGCTTGCGAGAATCGGATCTGAACCTGTCGAATCTAGCCGAACTGTGCCGTTGTTTTGGCTAACAAGAGTTGCATTGGCAGTAAGAAACCCATCAAGCGAACTCGCCGCAAACGGCCAACTGACTGCTGGTACAAATGTGTTCTCGCCAGTGACATCTGCATTGTTGGCCACACCTGTAGCCTGCGATGATGTACCGCCCAATGAGGCGCCAGCCGTTACAGTTGCGACTGCAATGCCATTGATCTTACCTATCAAATCTCCTGTTGGGTCTATGGCTGTCAATATCCAAGCGCCAAGTATCTTCAAATAAATACCTGGCGCAGTTGATCCAGTACGATGATAAAAATCACCAGTGTTACCGCCCGCAGGAAACGCTGTACCCGTTGTTGATATGTTGATAGTGGCACCAGTAGCGATACCTGATAGTTTATTATTTGCGGTTGAGTCTAGTGCGGCCAGTCCATCTCCTGCATCTATGGTATTGACTTGGGCGCCATTGGCAACCCCGGTGGCTTGTGATGCCGTAGCACCCGAAGCCGCACCTGATTCAACTGTAGCGGCTGCTGTTCCGCCTACGTTGTTTGTGTTGTTCGAAGTGTTTGAGCCAGTTACATCAGCATTGTTGGCCACACCTGTAGCCTGCGATGCCGTAGCACCCGAAGCCGCACCTGATTCAACTGTAGCGGCTGCCGTTCCGCCCACGTTGGTTGTGTTGAGTGAAGTGTTTAAGCCTGTGACGTCTGCATTGCCAGGCGCACTAGTTCCGCTTTTTCTGCCAATCGTTACCCAATCAATTAGAAAGTCATCTCCTGAACCGAAACCCAAATCTAGCCTGATTTGTAGAATTGTATTATCAATCCAATCTGTGCCGCCAATAGTAAGCGACGACATATCCCACTCCATAATGACCCATTGACCTGTGGTTGTCGTGTCGCTGTGATCCTTATAATACGAGCCAGAAAAAGCATGCCCTGCTGTTGAGTAGAACAGCTTTCCATCCCATGTGCTGCCAGATATACGCCATACTCTAGCGCGGATAATAAAGTTGTCTGCGCCTACCACCGTTAATCCAGATGGGCTTGCGAGAATCGGATCTGAACCTGTCGAATCTAGCCGAACTGTGCCGTTGTTTTGGCTAACAAGAGTTGCATTGGCAGTAAGAAACCCATCAAGCGAAC